ATCCAATGCTTCTGGGACAGAGTCAAAAAGGCCACCAATGCCTTCAAACAGCTTCGCGCCAACCCCAGCAGTCACGGCACTTAATAAGCCGCGCCGGATATCTCCTGTGGCGGCGGCTGTGCCTACCCCGGTTAACGCCGCCGTGCCAAGCGTGCCCAGCTTCAAGGCGCCGCCAAGAGCGCCGAAAAGTATCGGCAAAAACGCCTCTGGCTGACCTGTTACAGGGTTGATCGTCAGGCTTCCTGTCGGGGACAGTGACGCGATCCCTGCAACCTCCACTGGGTTCATATGCACCAGCATGGAGTCGCCATAACGCCCATACTGCGCCATCTGATCCATCATTGGCTTAGCTGGATATTGATTCATCATTAGCTTGTCTCTACACCAAATAAGTTGAAGCTGACATTAGCCGCACTTGCATAGACCTTGACCACGTCCTTTTGACCCAAACACAGGCCAATCACCACTGTTCTCGACGTGGTGGCCGCTAAGTCTTCATCGAAAAAAATAAACTGCTTGTCGTCTGCGCTGGCATTGTCTACATGAATGCTCACGCGGAACGTGATGCCAGATCCGCCCCTGTTACATATAACAAGTGAGCTACAAGTTGTTTGCGTTAGATCTGGTACTGAATACAGCGTGGTTGTGGTCGTCGCGCTGACATCTGCTTGACCAAGAACCTTTATCGCATCAGCCACTAGAGGCTCCCATCAGCAAAAACTGGAACCGGCGAAGCGCCAGAGACGACGTTTTGCTCGTCTTGGTGGTATTGCCATCAACCTTAGCCTCTAAGTCCTGAAACGAGTTTTCTATCGTTCGTCTGGATATCTGCTCGTTTTCTGCATCGTATTGTGCTGTCGCTACAGGTAAGGGTCTGGATGCCATTTGCTATCGCCTCCCATCCGTCCTAATGCCCAAACGAAGATCACCCAGAGACCACCCGTATCCCTGACCACTAGACTCTATCCTGACGATCTGCTCTCGGGCTCTGGCCCTGACGTGAGATTGCGTTGTTGAGCTGGTCACTGTTGCTGTTGACAAGTCAGACGCATCCTCAAGCGGGAAGTTTCTGCCCTTCAGCTTTATTTCTAGGTTTGCCTCGGTCTTGTCGCCCGTAAATGTAAAGTCGGGGATAATCCGATTGACCATCATAAAAGCCTCACCGTCACCAACGCCAAGGTCGCCAGACTCAACAAAGGCGGTTATCTCTGCGCCGTCTCCGTCGTAGCCAATCTCATGGTTAAATAGGTAGTTGGTGAGCGGGTTATCGACATCATTTGTCGCCGCAATCGGGTACTGTTGTGTCGCCGTCGGTATGTATGCGCCACGACTCAGGGTGCCCACAGCCCACACCTGCTCCAAGTAGTTGTATGACACATAGTTAGTGATGTCTGAGCTGTTAGATCCAATAGGGTAATACCACGTTACCTCAGAGTAATCGGCATTTGTCGTCGCAAATACCTTGTATATCTGATCATAATTAAGGTTGTCAAAAACATACCTGTGAACAGAGCATGGCAGTCTCTGCACCGCGCCCCTGTAAACGTAGAAGCCGCCGGGGTCCATAAAGTACAGGGTGTCAGCCGCCACGACAGCGGCATTAGGAGATGCGAATCGAACGTGCTCTGCCACTGGGGTGAATGAAAAAACAAACGGCGCCCCAACAAACCGCATCGACGTAAGCCCATTGTCGGTGCTTATGATTATTTCCTGTCTTGTCTTCAGTGCGCCTATGATCTGAGTGCCAACAGACAGAACCTGACCACCGGCACTGTTTGTAGCCGTCGGCGTCCAGTCTGCAACATTCTCCTGATCAGACCAGCGAACTAAAAGCGGATCTAAATCTGATCCCCCAATAGGATTTGCGCCAAAACAAATGACATGGCGATCTATGTCCGAAACCATTACCTGAAGCGCGGCTGTCGGCGTATTGCTTGCCCCGCTCAAGGTGCTGATATCAACCGCTCTAGTGGAAAGACCTGATGACTTGTCCCAAAAAAAGACACTACCTGTCCGAGGGTTGAAGATTAAATCGTCACCGAAAGCGTCCTGACTAAACAGCCTAAGTTGATTTGCCAGTGTTATCGATGTCACAGAACCCCACGCGCCTGCGTTCCATGCGCCCACACCCCATCCAGTTGACGATACATAGCTGTTCAGCCCTGTAGTGAGCTGATATGCCGCCGTTACAGATCCGCCGCCATTTCCTGTGTCACTGGAGTTTGCGGTCACGGCGGCTCCGCTGGTGTCCACTGCCGCTATGGTGTAGGTGTTAGCTGTAAGGACAACAACCACCTGATACTCCTGATTAAGCACCGCCGCAGTAATATTTCCGCCGAGCGTAGCCGCCCCAGAGTAAGTTACAAAGTCACCTGCCGTAGCGCCATGAGAGCTGTCTGTTACGGTGATTGATGAGGAGCCGTTTGTGGCCGCAAAAGTCGCGGCGTTAGTTGTCGTAGCTCTGATCGGCGTCACGTCGTTTAGCGACTTACCTGACTCAATGTAGAACTTTAGGTTTGTGCCGATACCTAGAAATGTCTGACCATCCTTTGTGCCCCAGTCCATTAACGAACGGGCCACGCCCTTGATTGTGCCTGCTATGTACTTCTGCCAGCCACCAATCTTCTCAACACGACCTTTGCGAAAGCGTATCTTGTCAGAATCAAACCAGCCAGAATCGGCGGTGTACTGGGTGCCTTCCTTGTTTATGCCGGGGGCAAATGCAATCTTCGACAGCGGCACGGTTACACCTCGCTAATACGACCAAACAGTTGGGTATGGCCGATCATAATCCCAATCCAAATGCACAAAACGCCCCTCACCCTTCTGATTAACACCTATTCTTGGGCACCCATGAGCCAGTGCAACCTCTATCAGCTTGTAGGCATCGCCCCTGCTGACACCAATATCAACAGCCTTACCTGTGCAATGCGCTCCCGGCTGTTGTTTTTTTGCCTCTATCGGGTGATCAGCACAGCGATAACCGCTGTTAACAGGCATGGGGCCAAACTCTCTGCGAATTGCATTCAGAATCTTGAGCACACCCTCATCAAACTTGTACTTGCCGCAGTGTTGACACTTCAGCTCGTCCTCTGAGAAGTAGCTCACTCCTTCTTGCCCTGCCCCAAAAACAGCCCAAAAACAGCCGTCATGGCGCCCGTACACACGGAAACCAAACCGGCCTGCTCAAAAGTGGGGTCTGACAAAGTTGTAAACCAGTGAATTACGTCCCACGTTGCCCATGCCATCATCAGAACCAGCACTCTTGGTACGACGCGCCACTTATCAAATGTCTCTGGTGTCATTTTTCTCGAGCTATGTTTTTGGTTTTTTCAAGGGTTCGTAAACCACCAAGACCGAGCATTCCGAGAAGAACTGTGAGTAGGCTTTCCATCTCAAATACAGGTAATTCAGGGGTGTCAACACCAGCCACTGCAATCCCAAAAACAACGAGAGGCTGGCCAACAAAGTGCCAAGCCAGAGCAACACCACAAGTCCACCCAACAAATGGCCTCCACCCTGCGACAAACAGTGACTTATGCGCCGCTTCGGCCTTGTTGATTTCCAACTGGCCCTTGGCAAGCTCCTGTGCGTGTCGTTCGGACATGGTTGCAATTTCATGCGCCAACCTCGCCTTTTCATCTGCATCTGGAATAAATTTGTCCAACAACCCCGTGACCGGCCCAATCAACGCCTGCAACATAGCTTAGCCCCTCAAGTACACTGCAAGCGAGACGCCTGCCGTGACTACAATCCAGAATACCCGCTCCCCAAACTGAAGCGTTCTGGAGTTAGTTAGCACACTACTGGTCAGTGTTTTGATGTCATCAGCATGCCGGTCAATCTGCTTTTCATGGCGCTCTAGTCGCTTGAACGCCGAAAGCAGTCTTTCCTCTATCCGGGCAAAGTCAGCTACTGAATAGGACACCTTGTCGAGCTTACTTTCAATTCGCTCTAATCTTTGCTCGTTCACTTCCAGAACTTACTCCACGCCTTACGGAGAGCCTTTTTGGCCTTTTTCAGGCGCAATCTAAGGTCAGTCTGAAGAGTCCAGATACGGCCCTTTATGCGAGCCACTACACTCCTGACATCACGCCGAGTCTGAGTAATTCCGCGTGCAACCTTCACCCTAAGACTTTTACGAGCCATCCCAAGGATCACCGTCGTTGCACCTGTCCTGCCATTCGATTTCTTCAAACGTCTGGATGCCGGTAGGCTCGTAATAGTCACACATATCGTAAATGCCATCGTCATTGACATCGCAAACTTTCTGCCACGCGGTCATGTTGAAGTTCAGTCCTTCTGACCAAGGAACATACGTCTCACACCACTGCGGACTGCCTAACTCGCCCTCGCCACTCGGTTCTTGGTACACATGATCACGCTTGACGCTTGGCGACACCTTTCTCAAATCTATGTCGCCGTCACCCCACTGCTTGAAGTGGTATAGCTGAGAGTAATCACTGACGTACACTTTCTCGTTATTCTCCACGGTGTACTGTGTACCGTCGTCATACAGAATAACTGTCTTCGCCATGACAGACGCAGACACAAAGCCCAGCAAGATAAACAGTCTTTTCATGATGCTCCCCGTATAAATATTACCGTCCCGTAAATTATACTAGCCCCCACCGCCAAACCGACAAGCAAAAGAGCCCCGTCGACAAACATCCGGCGTCTTCGCCTTTGCTTGTATATGGCTTGCTCGCGTTGAGCCTTAATTTTTCTGCGAAGCATGATCATCTCCTGATAAGTTTCGACGCCATACGCCCAAACGATCAGCTCTCTGATTTGCTTCTCTTGCTCTTCTAGCTTTTTCTTTGCAATGACGCTATTAAGCGCCTGCTGTTCAACGGTATTCCCATCAAACAGTTTCTTAAATATACCGGGACTTTCCGCTTCTTTTTCGATTTGCTTGATATCAGCCGCATAGCCATACCAAGCCCCGAGCTTCTGCGCTACATGCTCAATCTCTGCGCCTCTGTCTACCAGCGTCTTGATGCCCTTGAACGTGGTAGACGCCATCGCGATCATGGATAACGGGTCCATTAGTCATTGCTTTCTGCTTCTGGCTCGACCTGACTTTCAGCCTGCTCTTTGATCTTAACAACCAGTGGCCATGCGCCGGATTTAGTGGGCATTTCGCCTAAAACCTGTAGCACTGAGTTAACTTCCTCTACACTAAGCTCTAGCTTGACGACCACGGAACGCCTTCGCCTGTCGTGGGGTTAGCCTCTTCTGCAATTTGTGCGTCAACGCCGGCTTCGATGCCGGTCACTTCATCTGCGCCTAAAGCCGCTTTAGCCCAACCAACGGCAGTTGCTTCTGTAATATCAGCCCACTCAACAAAAGACCCGCTCGGAGCCGCAAGCCCTACAGACCCATAAGATGATCCGCTGTGATCGCCATCAGTTTTTGAACAGCGCCAGTGTACGGTAGTCACTACGTTAGTTTTGCCGCCTGACGAAACATCGTAGTCCATTCCGCCTACAGTCCATGCATGTGCCATGGTTTATGCTCCTTTTAGTGCCGCTACTTCGGCCTTCAAATCTTGTATTTCCTTAATCATCATAGGGACAAGTTTGGCATGATCGACAGCCATAGTTTTGTCATCATCATCCCCTACGCTAACCGCTTCCGGTGCCACTTCAATCAGCTCTTGTGCGATCACGCCGTACTTTTGATGAGTCCCGTCTGCCTTCCAATCGAAAGCATGCTCAATCTCTGCACCTCTGTTTACTAGCGTCTGTATACCTTTGAAGGTGGTCGACGCCATGGCAATTAAAGATAAAGGATCCATTCATTATGACTTTAAAGGCTCAACAATTACTTTACCGTTATCGTCTGTCCACTCTGTGTCAAGCATGTGTTTATCACAACGTTCACCAACTACCATCCAAGACACAGTATCTGTGCAAGACGCCTGCGCAGTAATTGTTAGTACATTGCCAGCAACAGAACCTTTTACAGCAGTCCATCCAGACTCGTTGCTAGTAAAACACTGAACATTAGTGTTAAGCGAAACAAAAGTACCAGCAGACATTGTTGCAACAGTATCTAAATTTACGGTTGCAGATCCATCAACAAGATCAACTTTACCTCGGTAAATTAAGTCTGCTTGTGGCCCTTCTATAAAAGAATGAACTAAATGGTGCGTATCTTTTTTGGCATCTAATGGATGATCAATCTTAAATGATCCAGAACCTTTAGAAAACGCACCAGTTACAGATACTGCACCACTTGCGGCAATTCTCATTCTTTCTGTTACAGCCGTGTTTGTTGTTACATTTCTAGTACCAAAAACAATGTCGGCTTTTGTGCCGCCAGAATCTGATGTTGTGATCGCGGCAATCTCTACGGGCGGCTCTGTGTAACTTCCAGCCGTGTACCCAAAACCAATAGAGTACATCCCGCTACCCGTGAATGTCTCTTGACCGACTTGAAACATCGGACTGCCAAAGGCTGTTGGCGGGGTGTCGTTAATAACAACTCTTGCGCCAGCATGGTTTGAAGATGAGCCAATTGAGATGTCGCCAGAGCTATTAATACGCATACGCTCATTAAAGCCGCCCGTGCTAAACAACAAATCTCCAGATGAGTCTGTTGCCGCAAGGCCCACATTGTTTGCATCTGATGAGTAATTAAATAAAGTACCTTTAGTTGTACCGCCAGTTGCTACAAAAACCTCTCCACCAGCAGAGCCGTTTAATGTCAATGATCCATAGGTTGATCCGGTACTTGAAGGGCTCGCCGTACCAATCCCCACGCTACCCGCACTATTAACGCGCATTTTTTCAGCGGCGGCTTCACTTGCGCCTGTTTTAAATACAAGCGAAGTAGCATTGCTAGAGGCGCTAAAATCACCCTCAGATACAGCTTCTATGCCCGCGGCAACCAGTATTGCGTCTGTGCCTGCGCCCTCATCGGGAGCCTGAAAGTTAATTACACCCAGCTTGTCATCTGCGGCAATATCTGTATCGCCGGTGGCTAACAAGAACGTGGGAAACTTGTCGTCCCCGGTATTGGCGTGTTTAAGTGTCAGACCCGTATCTGCAACGTGCGTCAGCGTGATGTCTTGATCATCGCCAAAAAACACAACGGCACCGTCTGCAAGGTACAGATCAGACCACTCCAAAGAGGTTGATCCTAATGTTGCGCCATCGCTAGCATCCGGGACTACCGCCGTGCTGGCGGTTATAGTGGTGCCAGTAATGGTTGTGGCAGTGATTGCGGCGGCAGAAGCACCCCCGATAACGGTGCCGTCAATAGCTCCACCGTTGATGTCAGCAGTGGCAATAGTTGCGCCTGTCACTGTCAAGTCAACATTAACGTCTGTGACTGTGGCCCCTGATCCACCGCCATTAAACTTCAGCAGAACATCTGCGCCGTTTACAATCTCAAAGTCATTGGATGCGTTGTAAGTGCCCTGAAAGACAATAACTGACCGGCTACTAGACAGGCTGTTGCGGATGTGAACAATTTTCTCCGCGTTATTTGGCGTGAGTTGCACATACGCCGTGCCGCCCAAATCTCCGCCATCCACAAACTCAATAAACTTGTTTCTACCATTAGATGAGGCACCATCCGTTATGGGCAGGGCTGTAGGAGATCCAGAGCTTCCCGCAGACGAAAGCGTGATTGAAATAATTCCATTAACCGCCTCATCTAAGATGTCAAAGTTAGTGTTGGTGGTATCGCCCCATGTCCCTGACTGCTCGCCAGTTCCAATCTTCTCAATACCAAGGTTAGTTGTATAAGTGCTGGCCATTAACCAATCCTCTTATGCCGCAATATCTTCATAGTTTGGCGTTTGTGACGGAGCCACCTCTGTCCATCCGGGTGACTGCGACGGACTTATTGTCGAGTACCCTGCTGACTGAGAAGGACTTATTTCTGAATTGCCCGCAGACTGAGAGGGCTCAATCTCTACATAATTTGGTGTTTGATCTGGAACAATTACACCCCAGACCAGTGCAGAACCAACCTCGCCCGAGCCAGACACGCCCTCTACGGACACGCCCGCTTGAGCCACGGTGGTAACAGACCCAACACCTCCGGTAGCCGAAACGCCCGTAACGTCTACATTGTTAACAGTCTGAATCGTAACGGAGCCGACAGCGCCCGTTGCCGCAAGACCTGTTGCAGAAACACTTGCGCCCGCTGTCGTAGTGACTGAGCCAACCGATCCGGTTGCCGCAAGCCCTGTAACACTTGTGTTTGAATCTGCGGTGGTTGTTACCGACCCCACAGAACCTGTTGCCGCAAGCCCCGTAACACTTACGTTAGCCTCAGCAACAACAGTGACCGAGCCCACAGAGCCAGTTGCAGAGAGTCCCGTGACGCTTACACTGGCCCCTGCTGTAACCGTTGCGGAACCAACCGAGCCTGTAGCGGAAAGCCCTGTAACAGATACGCTTGCGTCGGCAGGGACCGAAACAGATCCTACGCCACCTGTAGCTCCTGAGTTGGTGACACTACCCTCATTCCAGCCGAGGGCGCCCCAGCCATCTCGCCCCCACCCAGTGAGGGGGACAATGACATCAGCCATTACGCTATCCGAATAATCGCGTTACTCGCATCAGCCGTGGGAAACACAATCGTAAAATCTCCGGCTGTAGATGTCTTATCTGCGCCAAAGTCCAGCACAACAACAGTTGGATCTCCTGATGCGCTGTCGTTGTATATCAACGCTCCCCGAGCGGTCACAGTCGCCGTGCTAAATGTTAAGTCAGAAAAGTCCGTAAACGCCGTAGTGCTGGACGTTGTTGGATCTACTCTAGTCAAGGATGCTCCGCCAGCAGTGTATCCAGTCCCGCTAACCTCATTCGATGTGGTGTATGCAGTTGTCGCCGCAGTAAAAGAGGCACTGTTGGTATACATGGCCAGTTTGAACGTGCTTCCACCAGAGTTCTTGAAATTGTGTACGCCCTCAAGCAATTCCTTCTTGAACGAGGTACACATAAAGTTTCCACTAAACGCCATTCAGAGCCTCCTGATAGCCTCGGCTAGGTCTTTTTGCCCTGCTTCTACCAGAGCGTTGTAAATAGTAGTGCGATCACTGTTTATGGCTTCACGCATGTAAAACAGCAAAACAGCGCGAATGTCGTCGCGATATGCAAGCGCCTGATCCTTTAGTGCCTGTGGCGCGGAAGACGACACATTTATAATGCGGTCTAGGCATCGCTCAGCAACCTCCTCCGGAGTAAACCCTCGGTTGCTTGTTGTTTGAACTGCAACACTCCCCACCTCAAGCTCAAGCATTACGTTCTAGGTTTCCTTACGGCACCACTACGGTAGCTGTCGGTTGTGTTGTAACCTTCACCCAGCTCCTCCAGACGAGAAACAGCCTCTTCATACCTTTGTGCGTACAACTGCATTAGGTCGGCATCGCCTTTCAGGAATGTGTATGCCTCCAGAAGACAACCATACAGCAGGGTTGACTCCGCGTTAGTGCCAAGCCAACTGGTTCCCGAGGACGCCGCTGTAATAGACTCTGGCTTGTGGAAGTAGTGTAGCTCCACTGCAAAATTCGCATTTGGCGTCGGGCCAATCAAAAAATAGGTATCGCTGAATATTGCGTAATACTTAGGTATGCCAGTTGTCGACGAGGACGGATATGCCTGCCTAACAAAGTTTACATCTTTGAATATAAGGTAGTCGTATCCCGAGTTGTCTATCGCAAGCGAGTATGGCGTCAAGAAGTCAGTCGGCATCGCCAGATACTGGTTTGCTGACGACATGTTAGCAGTAACATTCTTCCTGAAATCAGGGAGCTGACACCGCTTCAGTATTCTGTCTTCGGCTTGTTTTATGATTGTCGTCAGGTTATTGACGAATGTTGTCTCATTTGACTCTGTGTAGTCCTGTATAGCCTGCTTCAGAGTGGTAAAGGTGAACGCCATTAAGATATCTCCACCGTCACACGGCCCACTTCCCCAGCCATGTCCAGACCGACGGTGCGGCTACCCAAGGCAGTATTTCCCCCGCCAACAGGATCAAAGGCAGAAAGCGCACGGCTTTCGTCTAGGCTATCGTCTGGCCTTGGAAACCTGAGCGCCTGTGGGTCGCTTGCGTTAACATCACCGAGCTTTAGCTGAGGCTGATCTTGATCAACAACATCACGACCCACCAACAGACCATTCCATCTACCGTCTTCTATCTGGCGAACAAGGTCTCTCAGCGGATACCTAAATCCAGTTCTGTCGCAAAAGCCAAATGCTTTTTTACCCTTGGCATAACTACTCATATATTGCTGTAGCCTCCGGGCGCAACATACAGAGCGGCCTTTTCTCTTGCCGCATCAGACGCTAGATTCCACTGCTCTTCGTAAACCTGCTTGAGTGCCGGCGCCAACTGCAATGCCTCGGGCCTTTTGCTCGCGACCTGATAGGCAAGCCCAGCAACCAAGCACGGCAAAAACCTTGCCGGAACGTCCATATTGTTTGATGCCGGCCTACCGCTATCCTCAATCCTGTCCATATAGTAATAAGCAAAGGTGTAGCTCGTTGTGGCATCAGGGACAGGCCAGAAGTGAAGTGTTATGCCGGTTGGCTTGCGCTCAACGTAGTACTGTAACGGCCTACCCTGTGTTAGCTTGTTTGTTTGATGTGCATACTGACTAACAGAGATTCTCTGCATGGTTAGATCAGACTGCTTTGATGTATCCCCAGCGTCTGTGCGAAGCAATCCCTCAATAATGTCTAACTTGTCAACGCCAAGAGTGTATGACGCCGTCCCGGCAACAAGAGAAACTGTCGCGTCTCTAACAGTCCAAAGGTTCAACCCCCTGTTCTGCCATTCCAACATAAGTAGGTCTAGGCTACGTCGAGCTGTTTTATAGTCATAGCCGCTTCTCAGCTCCAGACCAGCTCGCTCATACGCTTCTTCGATAACGTCTGACAAGTCCAGAGTAAAGCCAGTTGTTCCGCTCGTGGCCATTAGACCTTCCTTCCTCTTGTCCTGCCCTTGCGAGCCAAGCCATTTCTACACTTAGCCGCCTTTATCTTCCTAGACTTGGGCGCGTTTTTGATCTGCTTGCCCATCTGCGCTCTGCTTATCGGCATATCATCACCAGTTCTTACACGACCAATAGCGAGCCGACAGCTTGCTTGGTGGATTAGAGTCACACTTGTGCCTAGCACGGAACGACTTTCGCCTTCCCGGCTGATTCTTTTTGATCTTCATGTTTTTGTCGCCATAGCGGATCAGCTTCTCTTTGCCGTCCTCACACGCCTTGACCACAAACTTTTTCTTTGAGTGTCCGGGGGTGCGCCTTGGCTTGTTACAAGCCATAGACTTCTTCTTGACCTTTCCGCCAGACTTGTAATACGCACGCATTACTTTCGATGCCTCGCCGTCTTCTTGGCCACCTTTTTGGGTTGCTTGGAGTGTTGCTTGCCCTTTTTGGTATCGGCTCGTTTTTTGCGACTGGTTGCCGCGTACTCCTTGTCAGACAGCGACTTGATCGCCTTCTCGGGCAGATAACGCTCGCCAGTAGCTTTTTTGCCCTGAGTGCTGGGCTTGCCAGACTTTGTGCGCCACTTCTGCTTAGTCCACTTCTTAAGCGACTTTTGCGATTTTTTAAGAGCCATTCTTCTTTTTCTTGGGAAGCGTCTTTTCGAGCCGTGCCGCTTGGGCCGCGTGCGTTTTCGACGCTTTCTTCAGCTCAGCAATCATCTTGCGCTTTTGCGCCAAAGTTAGTTCTGCCATCAGTCTTTATACCCACCGCCAGCTTTCTTGTACTGTTGAGCAAGCATTTGTGCTTTACGGGCAGACCACTGCCCCGGCTTGCCACCTTTTCCCCCAGCTTTTATCTTGTTAAACAGACGCTTACGCATGGTGGGCTTTGTATAATTACCTGCCTCATTCACGCGAGACTTAGACTTTTTCTTAGTCTTACCGCCTTTCTTGTAATACTCTCTCATTAGCCGTAGCTCTTCTTCAGCTTAAGAACGATACTGTAGGAGTCGCCAGAAGAATGACCCACAGTTGTAAAGTTGATATCGCCTGTCTTGCCTGAGCCTGCGTTATTTACCAATCCAACAAACTCAGAAAAATCCGCAGTATCTGCGTAGTCCGCAGGCACTTCCCATGCCAGAACGTCGGTGCTGGCATCAAACAAAATCTTCACGCCCATGCCGACAGTAGAGAACCAGATGCACTCTATGTTGACGCCAGTGCAGGCGCCTTTACCCATCGGGTCTGAGGAAAGCGCAGAAACGTCCACCTTCTTAACAGCGGACTCGCCAGTCCCATCGCTTACGTTTGTAAACGCAATAATTGCTGTGCGGGGACCGTCCTCAATGGTTTTGCTTGTAACTGTATCAGCCATAACAGCCTCCAATAATGGGGGCCGAAGCCCCCGACAAGATTATTGATCGGCAAATGCAGGCGCAGTTGTGCTCGTAACATTTCCGAAGATTTGGTAGTTCGTCGTGTTCAAGCCAACGATGGTTACATCAAATCCAGCAGGCACGTTTAATTGAATACTGCTGTTTGAGCTTCCATTAGAAAAAACACTGCTGATTGCGTCACCATCTGTATCCAATAAGGTAACACCGCCGATATAGAAGTTGGTGTTACCCGGAGTAACAATAAGCGCATCAGTGGCATCTGCCGCACCGCCAGCATAGACAAACCTAAACATAGAGCCCGCAATAGGCGCAGGCAACGTATAGGTGTTATCTTGTCCGCCGTCTGGGACAAAAAGAATTCTGCCGCTGTGGGTGGCATTGGTAAGCGTGACATTGCCATCCGCAAGGCTTACGGGGCCATCACCGATAGTAGCGACCTCGGTAATCGTGCCAGTGGTGGAGTTTTTGCTGATGGTTTTGAAGGTACTTTCGGATCTAACGGGACCGGAAAAGGTAGAATTAGCCATGGGGGTCTCCTGTCTTGGCTGGGTCTAATGTTCCATGTGGAACAATTAGTCAGGAATAAAAAGGGGGCCGAAGCCCCCGTAGGATTAGGACGTTCCGGGTGATCCGTAGATGCCCAGAGGATCGGATACGCCGAAGCTGTATCGCTCACGAGCCTTGTACCGAACATTGCCGGTATCAAAGTCGCCGTCCATTGAGGTCTCCAACGCTGTGCGCTGGAAGTGCTTCATGCCATTCGGTACATCGGTAATGACAAAGAAGGCGTTGGTGTCAGTCAAAAAGTGATTGACTGAGTAGCCTTCTGGAATCGAACCGTTGTTACGAAGGGCGTTGATGTCGTTGTCAGACGTACCAACACGGCCATCAGTCTCAAGCAATCGAGTTGCTACAAACTGAAGCGCGGGTGGAACGATCAAACGACGGGGACGTGCCGCGATCAGCAGACCGCGCTCGTCGGTAAATGCGGCGATGTTAATCACAGCATCTTCCAGCGAGGTTTCGTTCAGATCAGCCGCAGTGCTAGGACGGTTGGCATTGGTGCCACCGTTTACCAGCGGGTGAGCTGTGCTGAACAGCGTTACGCCGTCACCAGATTGGAAAGTGCCGAAGCCGTTGTTAAGTGGATTCGCCGCTTTCACCTGCTTGGTATGAGCCATTGCCCTTGCAAGAGCTTTTGTATATCTTGCAGACAATGAGTCATATAGATTGTCCTCCATTGCTTCTTCTGTGATACTGAAGCCGAGAGCAATCGTTTCATGATTATACCTAGCAGTGAACGACTCTTGCGCCGAGTCATAGCTGATGGCGGCGCCTTCAGCTTTAACTGGTGCGGCACCAAAGCCGGACAGCTTTACCTCTTCCTCAAACGAACGCTCAGATGATTCAGTTTCGTAAATCATCGTGTGTTCGTCGTCGTACCGCTCGTATTCCAACCCAAATAAAGCGTTCAAACCGGGCAGTAATTCTTTCAACATTTG